GTGAGCCTTCGCACCCTCCATCGCTCCAATGTTACTTGCCCTCATTATCTCCGTCCTCACTATTCTCTTTGCTCTAAACGCTGCGTAACCTATTTGCTCATCACTTAAAATAAGTTTAACTATCTCATCAATACTTAAACCCTCGTTTATGCCTTTGTCAACTATTGATAATAATTTGTCTTTAGTTGTTTTAGTTATGTCAGCGACAAGGGAAAAACCTTGGTTAGTTAAAAACTCCATCACAAATCTTGTCCACTCACGATTGAAACCAAAGGTATCAGCTTTTTGATTTGCTTCTATCTTTAGTAGTCGATATGTTGCATTACCAAAGGTAATAACAGTTTCCTTATACATCCTTTCAAAAATCTTCACAAGTTCATCGCTCCACAACTCAAGACCTAATCTTGACCTCGCACCATCAACTCCATATTTACTTATATCACTTGCAAAATTTTTAAATTGCTTTGTGATGCTTGCTCTTAATTGTTTAAAATATTTGTCCTCAATGCCCCTCCTTAACCTCTCGGTCTTTATCCAATATGTCTCCCTTTGCTTTGAGTTCATTTATAAGTCTATTTTTATACGCTTCCCTCAGCCGATTCATCATTGTCCTCTCCGTTAGACAATTCCTCTCGCTCGTGGTCTTGGGATATTTCATCATCACTATTGCTTGTATCTCTTGGTTCGTCATAGCTTAAATCCATTGCGACTTGTTCAAGAACAACCAACCCTTGATTAACATATGAGTATGAGTAAGCACCCTCTTTAGGCTCATAGTTCATTGAGATACGCTTCTCATCCATAGTTAACCAGTTAGCATCACGCAAAATACGAGTCATACGCTCCATATCTTGTTGCATCTCTGGGATAGCCGTTATATCAAAGTCTATATACACATCCTCCCCATAAATAGGCAATAACCACCTATTCAATTCATCTCTTAAGGTAGAGCATAAAGGTATGATAGTGTTTGTCATCATATCTCTCAATGCATTCTGATAGTTGTTGTAAGAAGTAGTATCAGTGTCAAAAAGAACTTGAGGTAATCCAAATATTCTACACCATTGTTGTAATGACATCTTAAGTGTTGCCATCAACTCCATATCTACACTACTCAATCCAAAGTTAAGGTATTCCCAAGGAGTTTGAAGCACTCTAATTGCTCCCTTGTTATCAATTCCATTGAGATCATCATTGACCGCTCTTTTAATTATGTTAGCTTGTTCTATTGTCAAACTCGCCACATTATTATTAATCGGCTTAGGCACTATCGCACCCTTCGCCCCACCATTAGCCGTCATTGATGCACTTGCATCGTGGGCATTGTTACTCATCCTTAGGGTAGAGTAGGCAGAGCGAAGGGGAGATAGTCCTCTCATATGTGAACGAGTCACATCGTTAAAATCTGGGTTCCAAGATTTCCAAGCACACACTTGGTCTTTAGGTATATCAAGTCCCATTCCAACCATTAGGCGATATCCGAGCAAGCCATAAAGGTCATTTGGGTCTGGGTAGATGTCCAAGAATTGGGTAGGAAGTACATTAAGCTCGAGAAATTTACCGCCTGGTATGTTGCCATTGTTTCCATATATGTTGCCTTCTCCACTTAGTATGCGATAACCAAATAAGTTTTCTAAAAATTGGTCTTGTGCTTGGTATTTGTTAGGATTCTCCAATAGTCGAGCAAGGTCGGAGTCCATCACGATATTATCACTATATGCATTTTTGCGCTCAAGCAATGCCCTTTCAAATGCGCCTTTGTTGGCAACACCTTTTGATAATTGTTTGTAGCGCAATAGAGAAGTTTTTGCCTTCTCACCCTTATTAAGTTTGTAAACATACCAAGGAATTGATGCGGCTTTCCTTGAGAGGAAACTTACGATTGCGTAGACATCGGCATTGCCAAGATAACCTTCCTTAACATAAGACTCGCTTTGATAATTTTGCAATACCGCACCATTAATAGACCTTATCGCATTGTTACTAATGTTGTTGTAAGGATCAAGTCCTTTTTTCTTAAATATGTCAAATAAACCCATCTTTGTTATATTACACCCCAAGTGAGGGATGGTATTGTTAATTTTGAGTAAATACTATATCGCAAAGCATCAAGTATGTGGTCATTAAATTTAACTGGTTGGTCAAGCTTATTCCCATTCTTATCAGTTTTCCAACGATACCCCTTAATCTCCTTTAACAAATTTACGCTTTCGTGATGAATTACCAATGGGGTGGCTTTTAGCGTCTTTATTCCCTCTGTGACGTCCTTATTAGCCGCTTTTGCGTTGAGGCCGGCTCTAACCAATGACTCAATTGTCTTTGGCTCTGCCGCGTCACAAAATATCTCATCCGTAGCGTTTATATTCAATTCCTTTATTCTATTTACCAAATCATCAGTCGTTAACTTCCTTTCGTATATCAATTCTTTACAATATGCGATTGAGTCGTGAATTACTACCTTAACCAATGCACTTGGGTTATTAAATCCAAAATCAAGTCCATACACCACCTCTCCCTCCTCTGGCATTTGCTCCGTTGTCTTCCAATGTGAGTATATCAAGTCTTGACTCAGTCCACGCTCACCCAATCCATATATTTGCCAATAGTTAGGATCTGCATCTTTCATCCTTTCCAACTCTGCCACCAAGTCGGGTGGAAGGAATGGGTTGTCTTTGAAAGTAGTGATATAAAAGTCTGCATCATCACGAGGTATTACCATATCGTAAATCCAAGAGGCAATATCAGATGGGTTATAGTCAATCACTATCTTGCCCTCCGTTCTCATAATCAATTGCATCCAGGCATCATAAGACAACTCATTCGCCTCATTGCAAAAAAGATAGTCCCTTGCACGTCCTCTTATCTTTTGTGGTTGGTCGGCACTTACAAATTCAATGATATTACCATTTAACTCATAAATCTGGTCTGTCTTGTTGTGATTATCCTCAGAGTATATATTCAACCTTGTAAGTATATCAATGAAGTCACGCAACACAGTACCCTTAATTGATGGGAGAGACTGCCTAACAATTGTTAAGGTCTTACCATTCTCTTGCAAAAGCTTAACAATAAACCAAATGAGGATATTGTAAGTTTTCCCACTACGTGAGCCGCCTTGCATCACTGTGATTCGCTTCTTAGAATCTGCTAATATCTCAAAGATCTTGTTAGTCTGTAAGTTTGCGTTCATTAGGCGAGTTTATATAGAAAAAAAAATTTCAATATTTGTTTTGCAGTTTAAAATTGGTGTACCAAAAGGGGTGCCATCGTATAGGTCGAGTTTTGGAGGTATCAAAAATGGGGAAGATACAAGGGGGTAGTGGTTTCGATTTCCTAAAGTACCCCCCTCATCGTGTGCTACTCATTTAAGTAGTTTATAGATAGGTTATTCCTTCTTATAATCTACATTATGTTAAATAGACACCTATCTCGCTCATCATCAACCCCTCCCCTACCCTATGCTACACGCTCAAGTTTAATGTCTGGCTTGACAACCTCAACACTTACTTGGTTGAGTTGCCCTTCTATCTTGCTCTCAATCTTTTGGGTAGGTAGACCAATGAAGTATTGCATAAACAACTGTATTGCCTTCATATCGCCCTCTGCAATCTTGGCATTAAGCACTTGAAATGCAGTCGCAGCCATTGGGGTAAGCTTCTCAATGATCTCGTGTTCTTCCATTCTACGCTTACGACCAGAGCCTGGTCTAAATCCACCTCGCTTACTTTTGCGCTCCTCTATCTTCTTTTCAAGTTGTTGGTCAGTCATTTGGTTTCCTTATGGTTAATCATATGCAATCTCTCTCTACAAATCAATTGTTTTACTTTTCTTAGGCACCACCTCCATATTGTGTGTATGCCCCTTCTCGTCCTCTTTATGCCTCTCAAATATCCTTAGACGTACCCAACCATCAACCAATTCTTGAGCCTCGAGAAACGTCTTAAAATCGCTCACAAATACATTGAGCGTAAGAGAGCCATCGCTATTGTTTTTCTTTATATAAAATCCTTTCCTTGTCACTTATGTAAAAATACCAAACATTAGCAATAACCACTCTACTTATCAACATTAATTGTGCATTTTATAGGCTTTACACCCATATCGTTGTACGAGATCAACAATCGCGAGGTTTACATCCTCACAATTATCAAACTCCACAATCACCTTAATGGGTTCTTGGCTTATCTTCTCAATTGCCTCAACAACTCCTTTATAAATTGGGACAATATACTCATCCTCTATGTCAAGCAAATCCTTGACTTTATTTACCGAGTAAATCACTGTACTATGATGAGTACCCAATGCCTCACCAATTTCCTCAAATGTGTAACCATACCTTCTCTTTGCAACATATGAAAAGATATATCTTGGGATTACAAATTTCCTATACCTTTCCTTCCCCAAAATGTTCTTTTTCTCTACTCCGCTCACCGATGCAATAATGTCTACCAAAGTTGTTAAATTCATAATCTTCATTGTTTTCCTATTCTCTATACTATATATTTTTTTTTATTTTTTTATTTTGACTCTTAATATATGGAAAAAATACCGCACAAGCAGCACAAAAGACTTAACCTATTGATTTACAACTTATAGTGTGTGCCGTATTCCAAAAACAAATGCTGCACAATGCCGCACATACCGCACAAAATAGGCTAAAATTCAACCACTTCTTCAATTTTTTTATTAAGTTCGTCAAACATATTAAATTTTATTGCAATCTTATTCCTCTCAATTGCCCCTCTTTGCTCTTTTTGTGCCACATTTAGGATTTTTGTGCCGCATTTTATTGCCCTCGAAAACTTGTTTCTTGAGTAGTCTTTTTTGTCCATTC